AATTCGCAAGACCGTGATATACATGGCAGGGGTACTAGGACTCGAACCTAGGCCAACGGTTTTGGAGTGCGTAGATGCTTGTTTTATGGTGTTATGTGAGCGTGTATAGACGTTGATTTAATTAGTTGTTGTTTGAACCATCTTTTTTGAGATGGTTCTTTTTTTATGTCCATTTCTAAATATCTGTCTAATATTCTGACTTTACAAGGATGTAAAAAGCAAATAACGACTGGATTGCAAAAAGAAATATGAAGATAATTTCTGGTGAAGTATAGGCTTTTGATTTTGTCCCTTTTATGATATGCTTTATTTGGGTGGAGAAAACCACAAAACTAATTCTAACACGCATGCAGATATAACGCAATAGGAAAATTAAAATAAATTGATTAATTTTCAAATAAATGCTTTAAGGAAGGAGGGTGATTATGGAAAAACAAAAGGAAAGAATGTTGCCAAGCGAGGCGGCGGAATATCTGCTTATTTCATATCCGCAACTAATGAAGCTTTGTCGCTTGAAAAAAATTCCGTGCTGGAGAAACGGAAGAAGATATTTGTTCACAAAGACCACTTTGGACTCTTGGATAACTGAACAGGAGCAGAAATCTGTAGAAGAATAATCCAATTGATTCCTTGTACACACAAAATAGTAAGGAGGCACAATGATTAAGAATTTATCTAAGGACGAACTGATAAAAATGTATGTGAACTACCTCCAACATCCGGACGAAACATCATATAATACAAAAACAATACTGTGGGAGGCTGAATCTGACGATAAGGAAATTCATTATAAAGCGCTAGAAATAACCAATGCAATTGAACGAGATTGAAGGTGGTGAGACTTTGACTTCACAACTTCAGCTTGAAAATGGATATACAAGAATTGCGAATGAAATATTGGAGCAAATTGCTAAGCTGCAGCTTAATGGAACACAGTTCAGAATCCTTCTTATCATCTGGCGTAACACATATGGTTATGGACGCAAATCACATGAATTCTCAGAAAGCTATTTGGCAAAAGCATTAGAAGTACATAAGATGCAGATCCAACGGGAATTGAAAACTTTGATTTCTCTTGGAATCATAGAAGTCGAGAAGGATGCGACATTCAACACGTCTCGAAGGCTGCGATTCAACAAAGAATGCTGCACTAAACAGTTAGCGAATCCGCTATCAGTTAACGAAATAGGTAATCATACAGTTAGCGAATCCGTTACCTCAACAGTTAGCGAATCCGCTACCCAAAAAAGAAAGAAAAAAAATTCTAAAGATATTATCACGAACGCAGAGAATGATTTTGAAGCCATGTTTGAGTCGGCATGGAAATTATACCCATGCAAGAAGGGAAAGTCTGCAGTGAAAAGAGCGAGTAAAGAGACGTTATATTATATGGGTATTGAGAAAATAACGTTGGCAATAGAGGTATACAAAAGAGACCTGGCGGCTAATCCATGGAAGCAACCTATGCATGGCAATACGTTTTTCTCAGGCAGGTATGAAGATTATTTGCCCGTAGATAGCACCAAGCCAAATGAGAAGGGTAAACTTGTCGAACTTTCGGATGAAGAAATTGAGCGGCATGCGAATGACTATTTCCAGCTCCATCGAAGCACAACGAGCAAGGAAGGTCAGGTGGTGCTGATTGAATGATCTAAGCAGAGAAGACATCAATTGTCAAATCCAGTCCATTAAGGAATCCATTGGTCAAACCGCGGAGATAATCATTGCTAAAGGTCTCTGCTTGGTAAAAGTGGGGAAGAAGTATCGATGCCCAAACACGGCACTTCACAAGAATGGCGACAAAAACCCAAGCATGAGCTGGGATCAAAAATTACTTCAGTTCCACTGTTTCACATGCTCAGAGAAGTATGACATTTATAGATATTATCGGGAGGCAAGAGGGATGACTCATAAAGAGATCATGGAACAGAGCGGTTTAGCTTATGACACAGAGAAGAAGCCAAAGCAAATGGCTTTGAATGTAGATTGCGTCATTGGGCCACTTCTGCAGAGTCAAATAGAATATCTAGCCTCTCGCGGACTAGCACGTGAAACCGCTGAACACTTTGGACTTGGAAATGTCAAACAGAACATTGCTATGCCCTATCTTGATGATGGGCGAACGACCGGGATTAAGATAAAGAATCTGTCTAGTTCAAGCCCAAAATATTTTTCAGCGGCAGGCTCAAGTTTCGGACTTTTCAATAAAACATCGGTTTCTGGCAGAACAAGGCTAATCATCACCGAGGGTGAGTTTGACTGCATGACCGTGTTCCAGTGTGGTTTTCAGGACGTTGTGTCGGTTGGTACAGGAGCAAACTCTTTGAATGATCTGCTTCGAACAGAGAACGGCTACCTCAGCGGCTTTGAATCCATCATCATCCTGTCCGACAATGACGAAGCAGGCGCAAATATGGATAAAACCTTTCTGAAAGCATGGGGATATAAGGTTAAACTGCCAAACAAGGACTATTATCTAGGCTGCAAAGACATGAACGAAATTTTTCTGAAACATGGGACTGAACAAATCAAAATTATCGTTGAAAGCACCTCATTAAAAATAGAAGGGCTGAGAGACCTTGATGCCCATCCGTATAATGGGATTGCCTCAATAGAAGGCCGATATATACCGACGGGGCTTGCATCGATAGATATTGCGATAAATGACTTGGCTCCCGGTCTAGTAACGCTAATAACTGGACGCAGTAACGCGGGTAAAAGCGTTTTAGTGAACCAAATTGCCGCGAATGCCATTGATAAGGGCAACCGAGTACTTTTGATAGCGGGGGAGGGATTGCAGGAAATCATCATCAACAACATATACAGGGCAGTTATTGGAAGGGATGAAGCCTTGTACAGTTTCAATAAGATAAACAAACGGTACTTCAAGGAGCCAAAGCCGGAGGTTTTAGAAGCACTGAAAAGTTGGCATAGCGGGAGGCTGATTCTATTTAACAAGGGAGATTCTAAGCTAAAAACCACGGACGAACTATTTGACCTGCTTGAACATCGAATCAAAACAGCGAGATCTGACCTTGTGATTATAGATAATTTGATGTCCGTTTTAAGCATTGAAAAGGCAAGCGAAAAGCTCGAACGGCAAGCGGATTTCATGCAGAGGTGCTGCGACTTTGCCAAGTCTGAAAGGATTCACATAATTCTGGTGGTGCATCCTAACAAAACACTTATAAAGGGTTCCAATATGGACTTTGAGCAAATTTCCGGAACTCAGGACCTAGCGAATAAGGCAGATAACATAATCGGCGTGAAGCGAAATTATAACGATCAGATTATGCTCGAGGGAGCCGATGGGGAGATTGAAGTCTTAAAGAACAGATATTTCCCAGACCTGCCGAAAGTGAAAACTCATTATGATACCGAAACCGGAGCTTTGCTGGAAATTTCAGATACCAATGGAAATTACATGGCGTATACATTTAAGTGGAGGAAATACTTCGGTGACGATTTGAAAGCCTTGGAAAACGAAAGGAAAGGTGGTGATGAGTTGTGGTAGATGAAAACACAAAGACTGGCATTACCAAATGCCTTAAAAGCAGTTACGGGTTTCTGCAGATCGATGGACAAGACAGAGACGCCTTTTTCCATACTAGGAATATAGTGAGTCCATGTTTCGAAGAATTGCATATTGGATAGCGTGTAATGTTCTTATTGTCAAAATCGAATAGAGGGCTGCACGCTCAAAAATTTGTAGTACAGTAGTCAGCGAAACAACATAGCTAAACGAGCCCATCGATAGAGCAAGGAGGTGCAAGTGCTCAGACTTCCGAAGACTCTGAACCAAAATGAACAGAACCAGCTACTACAAATAAAAGACCAGCCAGAGGCGAAGGAAAAATTGATTCTGGGGAACCTGAGACTAGTCATGGCTGTCGCTGTTAGATACTATCGGAAAGGTGAAAACGAGGTTGAAGATCTATTCCAAACAGGTGTTCTTGGATTGTATGAGGCACTTGACAAGTATGATCCGGCAAGAGGGGCAGCTTTTTCAACGATTGCGACTTGGTATATTAAAAACGCCATTCGTAAAGATATGCTCAGTATTGGACAAGATATTTCTCTAGATGCACCGATAGGAGATGAGGAAGACTCAACTCTACAAGATATCATCAGTGATCCAGAAGCAACGGCTGTTGACGAAGAAGCGACGGGTTCGGTGTTCATTGAGCAATGGAAAAAACACTTCGAAAACTGGCTTTCACAAAAGGAATATCAGGCATTTATCCTGCGCTACGGAGTGTTTGGTCGACAACGCCAAGTCAAGGAAATCGCAGCCCTACTGGAAGTTGAGCAGAGAGAGGCCCAGTTGCTCATAGACTCAGCCATCAAGAAGATGAGAAAGAGCGACTTCATACGACAGATCCGCGATGAAGTTGAAGATAGGACAACATACTGCTTCGCAAGAGATTATTCAGTACCGAGAACCAAAGGCGGCGAGAGAACGTCCATGGTAGAACGGGTTGTCATAGCAAGGGAAGAAATGTTTGAAAGAATCTTAACAGGGAAGTTACGGCAAAAGTTACACGATATTCAATAGACGTTAAGGCTGTCAAGAAAAGTAAGAAAGACTTAACCAACCTGCGATGCAGATAGGCAGGATTAGGGTGAGCGCAGGGAAGCCTCCGCTCTGCGCTTTGCCCTGGTTTTTATTTGGCTCAATTGAACGCTTCAAAGTATCATGGGGACCACCCCCCTTCGACGGATAGAAGTCCCTCCAGACTAAGACCATAACAGCCATCATCTAGAACTGATTAGGGTTTACATGATGGGTGTTGTATAAAATAAGCACTTTTAACAAAAGATTTGTCTTTTTCAATAGAAAAATAGAATAACGATTAAATAGTAGAAGATATTGAGCGAAATGACGAAAGGGGCGAACAGTTTGAAATTAAGTCGGTACGAACAAGAAACGATTATTCTTTACAATGAAGCGGAGTACACTGCTACGGTTGAAACTTGCAACGATTCCATGATTAGACGGTTGGATAGATTATGTGATCTGTTCAAATCCTTCCGAAGGATTCGGAGTGACGGCGTTTATGTCAAATACGAAATACCCAAGAACACTGTTGGCATCAGGGCGCCGCGCATTATGTCTGACGCACAGCGGGCCCATATGGCAGCTCGGGCAAAGGTGAACTTCTGTAGGAATGCGACAAAAGACAAAACTTAAATCACTAAAAAATGAGATGGCAAATCAATGCAAGGCATTAGTTCCTATGTTCATATTCTTCTTGAGTTTACAGGATAATTATCGAACGTTTTAAACGCAGAATAGAAACTTATCAAAGAGAGGATTGAACTATTAAAGGGTCTCATTTCAAATGATACCCTTCGCATTCGGCTCATGATGGTATATTCCGTACCGCCATCAGCAGAGACATGGGTGTTCCGAAATGGAATTCCCTTGTATTGTATATACAATCTTAATAAGAGGTGGTAAAACGCCACCCCATCTTTACTGCAATGTTGCTTCTCGAGCATTTTTCAAATTTTTGAAGCCACAAGCCTTGGCAACAGCACATCCACGAAGGTCTCGCCCATTTTAATCGATGGTGTCCATGATACGGACGGCATATTATATCTGCTGAGATTCTCGATGACCTCGTGATTCACTATTCCATTATAACCTTCAAAGTGGCATTTCCATGTAAAGTCCTATTAGTATTACGATATAAGCGCACATTATCAGCAATACGAACTACAATTCACTAATCGGAATCTGATTTCAATTTACCCAATAATTATCCCATCAAACTGATCATAAAATCGAATTTGAATGATACAACATGCCGTGATAAGGAATCAACAAGCGTAATACTAAAGACTGGACTCATAATTTCAACGCGTTAGGTTATGGGCTTCATAAAAGAGAGGTTTATATATATATATCGAAAACAAATTGTAATCTATAATCTAAAAATTTTGTAATTTCTTGATTTTAATAAAAAACAGGCATATGATAAAAATGAATTGTAGCGAGTGTTCAGTAATGCGCAAATGGGAATTCGCTACGAGAGGGGTAAACGATGGCGTTATAAGGACATCTTGAAGGAGGCTAAAAAATGTCAGTGGATTTTATTGATCAAGTTAAACAGTTTTCTCAGCGAGTAGAATCGATTAAAGGAACCATCTCAACAGAGGAGGCCACAAAGACCTCGATAGTTATGCCTTTCTTTTCTTTGATTGGTTATGATGTTTTTAATCCCCATGAGTTTGTGCCAGAATTTACTGCAGACGTTGGAATTAAAAAGGGCGAAAAAGTGGATTACGCAATTATGCAAGATGGACAACCTATTATTCTCATTGAAGCCAAATGGATAGGAGCGCAACTTGAGAAACACGATTCACAGTTGTTTAGGTACTTCGGTACAACGAAAGCTAAATTTGCTATTTTAACAAATGGCATGCATTATAAATTCTTCACGGATCTTGAAGAAAAAAACAAAATGGACGAAAAACCCTTTTTTGAATTCAATATACTCGACATAAGAGAAAACCAGGTATCCGAGCTTAAAAAGTTTCACAAAAGCGTATTTAACCTAAATGACGTATTGAGTACAGCTGAAGAGTTAAAGTATGTGAACGCGTTTAAAATACGGATGGCCGCTGAGCTTCAATCCCCTTCTGATGAATTTGTAAGGTTGTTCCTATGCAGCGTCTATTCTGGGCAAAAGAATCAGGCAGTAATAGAGAGATTTCGCCCAATCTTAAAGAAGTCACTTAACAATTACTTAAATGAAATGATGAGTGATAAAATCAAATCCGCCTTAGAGGCTGAACATTCGCCTACTCCGACAAGTGCAGAGCAGGTTTCAGAAATTATCACGGAAAAACCTGAACCCAAAATATTTACCACCAACGAAGAACTAGAAGCATATTTCATAATCAAAAATATTCTAAAGGAGCTAGTTCCTATATCGGAAATTACATATAAGGATACGGAGTCCTATCTTAACATCTTATATAAAAACAACGTAAGAAAATGGGTGTGTCGAGTTTCGATTACACCGACACAGAGGATTTTGATAATCCCGGACGAGAATAAAAAAGATACGAGATATACGATTGAGAATATATACGATATTGAGGCGTTTAAAGAAAAACTCCTCGAAGTGATAAGGCGATATATCTAACCGAAAAAGGCCACTTGAGGGAGAAAAACCTTTTTGTGGCTTTTTTATGACAAAGCCATCATGATAATTATAAATTATTATTGACAAAAAGATATGATTAGATATACTTAGATATGTAATAACATTAAAAGAGGTGGTAAAATGGGCCTAGAGAACCTTATAGATATTGTAACAGTGAAACAACTAGCGGAATTTTTACAGGTAAATGAGCAAACTATAAAAAGGGCAATTAAAGCAGGTGAGTTAAAGGCATTCAAAGTTGGCAGGGATTGGAGGATTGAGAAAGAAAGCGTGATCGAGTGGTTAAAACAGAAATAAAAAATGGAAGTCGTCTCCGGCAAGAGCATCCGACTTCCAAGCGCTGCACAAGCCCTATAGAGGGGCTAGCTTTGCTATTTAATTATAGCAGATATGATCTCCCTCCGCTACGGGTATCATTTTTAACATTGTTGATCAATCTTTTGTAACTCAAAATAAAATGAGAAAGAGGGATATTAAATGGTCGTTATAAATGAATCAATTGATATGAAGGACACCCTGAACAGAGTTTTAAGGAAGGCAAAGAGGGCTAGCCTTGTGTTGGATACATGGATGGAAGAGTATGGATTCACAGATAGCACAAAGCCCAAGTCTAGATTTATCAAAGAATCTATTGATTCTAGTGAGGGTACGGAACATTACAATACTTATAAGTGGATCTACGAATACAATAGAATCGTTAATCTTATTGATATTGTTTCGGATTATATCGATGGGATTGAGAATGAAATAAGCAAGCTGGAAGAAACAGCTTGATCATATATAGCTGAGTTTCTTGACACTTTTCGCGCGCGCGAGTATGGAGGTGTAGTTTTATGGCTGGAAACATCGTCAAACTGAACGATGGAAGATACAGATTGCGGTATAAGGATTATTCCAAGTACATAAAAGCAAAAAGTCCCAGGGATGCAGAAAAGCAACTTGCTGCCTTCCTAACAGAAATGGATTCTGGTGATTTCAGCAAACCATCTAAAATAACATTCAGAGAATTTGCGAACAAATACCTTGAGGAATATGCTAAAGTTGAATTGGCGCCGAAAACTATATTTAGATACAAAGAAATGCTTGAGAGCCGGATAGTCCCGGCTCTCGGCAATAAGAGACTGGAAAAAATTACTCCGTTGGATTTGTTGGCATTCTACAGTAGCCTTAGAGGCACACATAAATATATGGGCTTATCTAAGGGTGGAGAACCGATAGAGAAGCCAGCAAAGGCCTTGTCTGAGGCTACAATCAAGCATCATCATCGACTAATTTGCTCGATTTTTGAGAAGGCTATAAAATGGGGTATACTAAAAGGAAATAATCCAGCAAAACATGTTGATGCTCCAAAAAATGAGAAGAAGAAGGCAAATTGCTTTACTGAGGAACAAATACGTCTGATGCTTGAGGCATTAAACGAACTGAACAATGATGAGATAAAGTATAAAACAGCTACAATAATTGCGCTGGTTACAGGTGCTCGACTGGGAGAAATTATGGGTTTAGAGTGGCAAGATATCAATATTGAAAACAACTCGATCGAAATAAGACAATCTAGCCAATACTTACCCGGTCAAGGAATATTTACAAAAAATCCAAAGAACGAAACAAGTAAGAGGAAGATATCGGTCAATGATTCACTAATCAGTTTATTGAATGATTACAAGAAGGATCAAAGAGAAAAGGGATTTATATGCACAGCGAGCAGCAGACTATTTATAAACTGGGAAGGAAAGCCAATGCATCCGTATACGGTGACAAAATGGTTCCCAAAGTTTCTTGAAAAAAATGGAATGCCAAGATTAAACTTTCATGGGCTGAGACACACAAGCGCAACGTTTCTTATCAGCCAAGGGATGGATATACAGACTGTAGCAAGTCGGCTAGGACATAGCACTTCAGCAACAACTCAAAACATATATAGCCATTTCATGGAAAGCAAAGACAGGAAGGCTGCTGAATTAATGGAAGGAATTACAATTCCTAAATCATGCATTATGTAAAATTATTATGACACGATACACATGCATATCCACCCCCTTATTGGCATTTAACCATATTAACTACAGACAATATGGGATAGCTTCGTGTAATCCACCGTAGTTTTCGTGACCCCCTGTAGCTAAATCATGTAAAGCGATTATTTGGGTACTAAACGCGCGGGCGCGCGAGGAAATACTGCTTGAAGATGAATCAAGGAGTGTGCTGTTTATGGGAATTAAGACGCCAAAAGGTACAATATACCATTCAAATAGCAGGTAAAAGGTATAATATATAGAATATATAAGCAGGGGTTACTGGAAGATATTTAAGATAAAAAAATATTATTGCGTGCATCATAGTTGGATACATATTTGGTTGTAATCCTTATAAATTACAAATTTATTCCAGAGATTAGTTGATACAGGACTTGAGAATGCACAGATTGATAAGTATGTAGAGTAAGGATTGTCTGGCATAAATGAGTATTAAATATATCTTAAGTAATCAAATATAGCCAGAAAATGTGTGCCAAAAACAATGATTGCATAATTCATAAATTATTAGATTTGGAGCGATATAATCATGGATTTTGAAACTGCCGTGGGGGAAAAAATCATTGCACTAATAAAATACTGGCAAGAAATCGATGTTATACCGGAACAACGTATCTATCAAATCACAAAAAAAAAGCCAGAGTTTTCTAACGCGACAAGGGTAGAAAAAGCAGCACTAGTAAACATTAAGAGAGAGCTTTCTGCGGATCAATGGAGTAATGTAAATATTATATTTAAAGATGCTGTGATATATAATGTCCAAAAAAACGCAAAGAGAATTGAAGAATATAATCTTATAATTAAAAGGAAACAACAACAAAGAGATAAAGAAAAAAGAGAAAGAGAAGAACTCGAGAAGAAAATAATTGCTGAAAGGGAAAATGAAGCAAAAAGAATAAAAGAGAAGAGGGAGCGAGAATGCAGACGAGTAATCAAGGAAAATGAGAAGAGAAGTTTAGAATTTGCGAAACAAATAGAAGAAGATAGGATAAGACTTGAAGAAAAAAACAGAAAAATTCAAGAGATATTAAAGATTATTGAAAGTGATTTTCTCACAGATAGAACGAATATATATAAAAAGTATTCAACATGGATTAGCCGCGAAGAACTTAATAATCTATCAACAAATTATATTCAAAACTGGTTTGTAAAACAGAATTGGGCGAATCCTGACATTGAACAAGCTCAATGTATTGCTGAGGTATGGGATAATGTTCAAGTGATTGCGCGTGCTGGAAGTGGGAAGACATCAACAATTGTAAACAGAGCTGCTTTTTTGGTAAAGCATTGTGGAGTGCCGCCATCAAAAATGCTGCTATTAGCTTTCAACAGGGATGCTGCAAAAGAAATAAGTGAGAGATTGCGTGAAAAAATTGGAAAGGAGATACCGCAGGCCATGACTTTTCACGCGCTTTCTTATGGATTAGTGCATCCAGAAGAGTCGTTAATTTTTGATGACGAGAGTAATGGATATTCGAAAAGCTTAACAGTACAGCAAATAATTGATGCTTTCTTGCAGAATTCAGAATGGTCAAAAAAAATTGAAAATCTTATGATTAAATATTTTCGATCCAGTTGGAATGATTATAAAGAAGGAGGGTATAATTTAAGTTCAGATGAAATGGTCGGATACAGACGATCTTTACCTTTTGTTGGACTTGACGGAAAATACTATAAATCGCATGGTGAAAAAAAACTAGCAGATTACCTATTTGAACACGGGGTACCGTATAGGTATGAAAAAAATTTTTGGTGGGAGGGAAAAAATTACAGGCCAGATTTTACCATTCCTCTTTTAAATGATTTCAAAGGGATAGTGGTTGAATATTATGGTGTGACTAATGATTCTGAATATAATAACCAGATTCAAGAGAAACGAATATTTTGGACAAAACAGCAAGACTATCGATTTATTGAACTTCTCCCAGAAGATATTGATTCGTGGGAAATACTTGACAAAATCTTAGGTGCGCAACTTATTAGTAATGGCTTTAATATGCGCAGACTTAGTGATAGTGCAATATGGCATCGAATTAAAGACCGAGCAGTTGATGAATTCAGTCAGACAATAAGCCAATTTATCGGACGTTGTCGAAAGAGTATGATTACGCCTGAGGATTTAGCGAATAAAATAAATAATTACACATCAGTATCAATGATGCAACTTGAGTTTTTAAGGATTGCATGGAAAATTTATCTAGAGTATTTGAAAATTTTATCAAAAAATAATGAAGAGGATTTTGATGGTTTACTGATTAAGGCAGAGCATATAGTAAATCATGGTTATAGTTGCTGGAAGAGAAAATCTGGATCTGGTGATTTGAAAAATGTTTGTTATCTTTTCATTGATGAGTATCAGGATTTTTCCATGCTTTTTTATAGGCTGATTTTAGCAATTAGAAATTTAAACGAGGATCTGAAGGTATTCTGTGTTGGAGATGACTGGCAAGCTATTAACGGATTTGCTGGATCGGACTTGCGATATTTCAATAACTTTATGGAATATTATGATCATGGCAAAATTTTATCAATATCTTCAAATTACCGATCAAATAAAAAAATCATTGATGCTGGGAATGAATTAATGTCTGGTCTCGGGAAACCTTCAAGACCAGTAAACAATACATATGGAGATGTTCAGGTTGTACATATTGACGAATTTAGACCCAATCTTTTAGAAGAGGAACTCTATTTTGGAGATATAATTACACCTATGATAATAAGATTGGTATATTTATTTATTAAGAAAGGTCAAAGAGTTGCATTGCTCTGTAGAAGAAGAAATGGATTGCCATGGTATACACATTTCGAATCATCAAAAGTAAAATTTCTTGATATTCTTTTATCAAAGATTAGAGATGCTTTGCCAGAAGAATTAAGGTCAATGGTCGTAAGTGTTAGCACTGTACATTCCTATAAAGGCAAAGAAGAAGATGCCATTATTGTTGTTGATGCAGTAGCAAGGAGCTATCCCTTGATTCATCCTAATAATGTTTTTTTTGAAGTCTTGGGATACACGATTGAAGATGTGATTGCAGAAGAACATAGATTGTTCTATGTGGCTATGAGTAGGGCAAAGCAAGATTTAATATTTATTACTGAAAGTGGAAACAAGTCTGAATTTCTGAAAAAAATATTAAGAAATGTTAAGAAAATGCATGCTTCAACATTAAACAACCTACCGTCGCCATTAAAGGATGGATCACATTATATGATAAGTATTCAAAGTATAAATTCTAAAGTAAATGGTACATTCGAAATAAAGTCATACCTAAAAGAGAGGGGATATCGATGGAATCCTTCTTTCAAATCATGGATCAAGCATAGTTCCGTTGAAGAGTTCTCAAAGAAAAAAATACTTGATGAAGCTTATGCAATGAGTTCAAGTGAAATATCAATTAATGTTTATGATGAATTTGATCAAAAAATATTAAAGATTAATATCGTTGACGGTGTTGTTTTGACCAGTTTTGATATAACTCAATCTACAAACCTTTAGTTTTGTATCATAATGAAAAAGTGTAATTATACTAATAATATATAGCTACCCGTGCCGTAAACTAAAAACATTCACGAACTTCACAGACAATGACCATGCCGTCCCCTTTCAGTTATCCATTGTTATGCAATTAGCCCCTAAAAATAGATTGCCCTATCCAGGGATAGTATTCAACCAAATCATAACTTCTGGACGATTACAAGGCTGATCTGAGATCAAAGGGGTTTATTTGTACTGGGAGCAATCGGCTTTTATCACTTATGAAGGCAAGGCAATGCACCCTTGCACCTTGTCAAAGTGGTTTCCTGAATTTTTAGTGAAGAACGGCCTCCTGAGGATGAATTTTCACGGCCTGAGACATACCAGTGCAACCTTCCTAATCAGTCAAGGCATGGATATTCAGACAGTGGCTGGTCGACTCGGTCACAGCACTTCAGCCACAACACAAAATGTCTATAGCCACTTTTGGGAAAGTAAGGATAAGCAGGCAGCTGATTTGATGGAAGGCGTTTTGGTTTTTAGAGAAAAACAGCCAAAGGTAAAGAAATCAATATAAAATATTATATATAATATGCCCATATAAATAATTTTATATTTTGAGTATTCCGGTCAGGATTCCATCACCTGTCCGGCAACCGGAAATCAACTTACTGTTCAGCCGGAAATCATGATTCCATTCTAAGGAAATCATTTTCAGCAACTCATATAATAAAGTTATGCATCAATCGATGTAAATTTTGTTATAAGGGGATAAGAAAATGACCAAGCACCGAGAAATCCTAAGGCTAACAAGTCTTGGATTCACTCAACGCAACATTATGCAAAGCTGTGGTGTTGCACAAAAAACTGTTGTGAAAACCCAGCGCCGTGCGAAAGAACTCAACATATCCTGGCCTCTAAATGATGATCTGACAGAAAAAGCTTTAGAGAACCTGATGTTTCCTAAGACCAGCAAGGATATCAGCAGTAAAAGGCAGCCTAATCTTGCCTACATCCGCAAGGAGCTGCTTCGAAACGGGGTCAGCAAAAAACTCTTATGGACCGAATATATGGAGGAATGTCGCCTAAACAATGATGATCCTCTTATGTATTCTCAATTCTGCCATTACATCCAACAGGATGAACAGAAACGGCGTGCCAGCATGCATATCAATCGCAAGCCTGGTGAGCAGGTGGAAGTTGATTGGGCTGGCGATCCTGCACAGATTATTGATCCAGATACCGGAGAGATAATCAAGGCGTACATATTCGTTGGCGTGATGGCTTACAGCCAATATGCCTATGCCGAAGCGTTCATCAATGAGAAACAGGCGGCTTGGATCAACGCCCACGTCCATATGTACCGATACTTCAATGGAGTTGCTCGAATCCTTGTGCCAGACAACTGTAAAACAGCAGTGGTCCATAACGGCGGTTGGTATAGCCAACAGCTGAACACAGTCTACCATGAGATGGCTGAGCACTATGGAACTGCCATCATTCCTGCCCGGGTCAAGGCGCCAAGAGATAAACCAAACGCAGAAGCAACTGTCGGCAATATCTCCACCTGGATCACCGCCGCCTTGCGCAATGAGCAGTTCTTTTCCCTCTCTGAATTAAACAAGGCTATCTATGAGAAACTAGAAGAATTCAATGCGAAACCTTTCCAAAAGAAAGAGGGAAGCCGGTTACAACTCTTCCGCGACGAAGAACTGCCATTGCTGGCGTCGTTACCTGCTACCCCTTATGAACTGGCGGAATGGAAACAAGCCACCGTTCAGTTCAATTATCACATATCCTTCGACGGAATGCTATACTCCGTACCATTCGAATATATCAAACGGAAGGTTGATGTGAGGGTTACAGATAAAACCATTGAGATCTTCTACAACCATATCCGTATTGCCTCCCACCGGCGTCTCTACGGACGGAAGGGGCAATACAGTACGATCGTGGAACATATGCCTGAGGACCACCAGAAATACCTTGAGTGGAACGGCGACCGTTTCCGTAAATGGGCAGGATCCATTGGAACCAATACGTACCAAGTCATTGATGCAATTCTTACCTCTAAACGTGTGGAGCAGCAGACTTACCGAAGCTGTATGGGCCTCCTGAAGCTGGCTGATCAATATTCATCCGAGCATCTGGAAGCAGCCTGTAAAAAGGCACTCACCTACACAGCCGCCCCTAGTTTCAAGAGTATCAAAAATATACTCGCTACTGGGCCGGATAAGTCTAGACCAGAAGAAACCGAACAGCAATCCACACAGAATAAATACGGCATCACCAGAGGTGCCGAGTATTATCGGAGGTAAAAGAATGACTAACCAGTGTACAATAGATAAACTTATTGAGATGCGCCTTTCGTCAATGGCAGATGCCTTTAGAAATCAACTGAATGATCCTAAAATGAATGATGTTCCATTTGAGGATCGATTGGGCATGCTCGTGGATATAGAATACTGTAGTCGTAAGAATAATCGCTTGAGAAGGCTAGTCCGGAATGCCGAATTTGACCAGCCTGAGGCCTATGTCGGTGACATTGATTACATGTCCGGGCGCAAACTCAATAAAAACTTCATCCGGAGAATCGCCACGTGTGAATATATATCTGAACACCGGAACCTGTTCATTACCGGAGCGACAGGCAGCGGTAAAACTTACATGGCCTGTGCCTTAGGCATGGAAGCCTGCAAGCAGTATTACAATACAAGATATGTCAGATTGCCGGACCTCTTGATCGATCTTGAGATGTCAAGAAACGAAGGAACTTACAGGAAAGTCATGGCGAAATATGCAAATCCAGTCCTGCTCATTATTGATGAATGGTTGCTTTTGAAACCAAACGAGCAGGAACAAAAAGACATCTTTGAACTCTTGCACCGAAGGCGCAGAAAATCATCAACGGTTTTTTGTTCCCAGTATCATCAGGAAGGTTGGTACGATCAACTCGGCGGAGCTGACAGTCCTTTGTCGGATGCTATTTTGGACCGAATTGTTCATGATTCCTACAAAATCAACATTGAAAGTGTTGATCCAACAAAAGATTTCTCAATGCGTGAAATATATGGGCTTGATAAATCTATGAGCGAGTAACCCCAGAACCACGAACTGCAGAAGCAATTGGATGATTTCCGGTTCCGGACAGGTGATTTCCATTTTTCCGGAACCGCGATTTCATCAAACAAGAATATTCAATTTCAACAAAATTTATAAAATAGTGCTAAAATAAATTTAATAACAAGCAAATGAACAATAGAAAGAGGGGTCAGTATGTTTGGACTGTCCATTGCAGAACAATTGAAAAGTGCAATACTTAATGCGGCCGAAAACAATATCGCAAGTTACAAGGATGAGTTTCGAAACAATTTTGACCAGCTAAACAATTCCTCAGAAAAAGAAGGTTCAATGATAATCACAAACATACGAAGAAATTATTTAGATCAAGTTGCGGACAGCGTTTTTAGTTCATTTAAAATTAGTTCACCCAAAATTGCATTAAGGATGCAATTAGCTATGCTTTCTCCAAAAATGTGCGGCTATGACATAGACCTTGAAAATGGTGTTTTAGCCGGATCGTTATATGCAATCTGCTATTTTGCAATAAAGGATAAGGTTGCCCCAGCTCGTGATTGTATTCAACTTAATCACCTGCATAATGTGATCATGGATAGAGTGATTACTGAATTAGATGACGAATTATCTATTGATAATTCGCGATAATAAAATGAACAGTTGGATATATGGAAAAGATGGAAAACCCAAAAGGTATCCATCTTTTTTGTTTTCGTAAATAAATGCTAAACTAATGAAAAATATCCGTATCTATCAACGAACCAACATAAATCTGTCTAAAATCTGTCCAAGGCAAATAAAAAAGGTCTTGCGAAATTCGCAAGACCGTGATATACATGGCAGGGGTACTAGGACTCGAACCTAGGCCAA